TGATGAGTCAATTAACTCTTGGATATTTGAATCTTCTGGTGGACCATTATCAATCTGGGGATTGCCTCAGTACGGGGCTACCTATTGCATCGGAGCCGATGTCGCTGAAGGTTTAGCCCGTGGTGACTACTCATCAGCCCATGTTATTGATGCTAAGTCTGGAATGGTCGTTGCTACTTGGCATGGACATGTGGACCCTGACAAGTTTGGTGAAGAAATTCTTTTGCCCCTTGGCTATTTTTATAACACAGCACTTATCGGCGTTGAGTCTAACAACCACGGATTGACCACTCTAACGGCGCTGAACAAATTAAAATACCCAAACATCTATAGACAGCGCAGACTTAATCAAAGACACGCTGAAGCCTCTGAGACGCTTGGTTGGCGTACAACTACCCTGTCCAAGCCATTGGCAATAGATGAACTAAATGCAAGTCTCCGTGATGGAGAACTTCAACTGCTGTGCGAGTACACCATCGCTGAACTTAAAACCTTTGTTCGTGATGATAATGGCTCTACTCATGGTTCCCCTCATGATGACCGAGTAATGTCGCTGGCTATTGCAAGACAAATGCTTAAATTTGTTTGGTTAGCCGAATACCGCATATCTGATGATAAGCCATGGGGCACATTAGATTGGTGGGCAGGAAAGGTAAAGAGGGCTACACCAGAAAGAGAACGCTTCTACATCGGAGAGTTCAACTCATATTAAGAGCAATCGCCCATTAAAAAATCAAAACTTGGTTCAAAGGTAATGACTTTGACATAATTATAGGAGATTAACTATGAATTGTGACTGCGGAAAAGAATTAAAGACAGAAAATGACCTCAAACGAGGCTTCTGCTTTTCATGCCATGTCAAAACAGTGCGTCTTGGATTCGCTAATGGACAGGAAGATTTCCATGGTCCAACAATCCGTGAGCGTCAGCGTTATTACGAAGATTCAGATGCATTCAAGCAAGGCAAGATTGAAAAAGTCCCAGACCGCAAGGAACTCATCTAATGGAATGGCTTGTTCCTATCGCTGTTGCCATTATTGGTGGACCAGTAGTTGTCCTCCTACAGCAGTTGCGTAAGGAAAATACCGAACAGCACGCAGAATCAAGAGAACTTTTAAAAAGAGTTGCTGACAGAGTGGAAACAGTTGACGAAAAGTTAACTAGTCACATTGATTGGCATCTAACTAAACCAACAAGGAGCAAGTCAAATGGCAGCAAAGAAAACACCCGCTAAAAAAGCAGCAGCAAAAAAGGTGGAAAAAGTAATGAAGGAATGGAAATCGGGAGAACTTCATTCTGGAAAAGGTGGACCAGTAGTTAAGTCACGCCAACAGGCAATTGCTATCGCACTCAGCGAAGCACAAGCAGCAGCAAAAAAGAAGAAAGGTAAATAATCATGGCAGCAAAAAAGAAGCACCCAGGTTTTAAAGCAGTAGCAAAAGATATTGCAAGCAAGCAAGGAATCAGTGAAGAGCGTGCAAGCGCAATACTTGCAGCATCAGCACGCAAGGCATCACCTAAGGCAGTTAAGGCTAATCCAAATCTTGCAAAGGTTTCTGGCGTTAAGAAAGCAGCAAAGAAGAAGAAGTAATGCCAGCAAATCCTTCATTCAATGCCCAAGAGAGCACAACTACACCACTATGGCAAACAAAGGCAGGACAAAACCCTAAGGGTGGACTCAATGCTGCTGGCGCACGCTCTGCTGGTGTTCAAACAGGAGTTAAGAATTACTCCAGTGCCTCAGACAAAGATAAGAGGCGTTGGATTTCATGGGCAAGAAGGTTTGCAGCAGTAGACAATATTCCACCATTAAAGAAACCTAATGGTGAACCAACAAGATTTGCGCTTATGTTCACAGCATGGGGAGAACCAGTGCCTACAACAGAAGCAGCAGTTAGGGCGGTCGCTAAGAAAGCACTTGCTCGCAAAGAAGCACTAGACCGCAAGGATGGAAGAAAATAATGGCTATTGAAAAGTTAAAAGTTGCCGTATTCATGGCACAAAAGCCTGAGGGCGAAGAAGAAGAGATGGTTGATGGTTGCCCAGCAGCAACACAAGATATCGCAGTTAATATTAAAAATCGTCAGAAGGCAATTGAAGTTGCTAACTATGGTCCAATGAATCCTGCTCTAGCAAATGAATCTTATTGGGCAAAGCATGCTGGCGTATTTGGCGTTCCAGTAGCAGAAGCAAAAAAGTCTCGTTGTGCAAATTGTGCAGCGTTTATTCAAACAACAAAAATGATTGACTGCATTAAAAAGGGTCTTGATGCAGGACCAGAAGCAGATGCAATTGAAGCAGCAGCAAATCTTGGTTACTGCGAGATATTTGATTTTAAATGTGCAGGTGAGCGTACTTGCACTGCATGGGTTTATGGCGGACCTATAACTGATGCGAATATGAAGAAGGAAAGCAATAATGGCAAGACAAAGTAATTCAGATAAATTAAGTCGCTATCGCTCAAAGGTAGAGGCTTCTAAAAAGTGGAGGCAGAATGAGCAATACGACAACCTATGGACACGACTCATTAATCTCTATCGTGGCAAGCATTATAGAGGAAATATTCCAGGTGACCGCCTATTGGTCAATATTTCTTTTTCAACAATCAATACTCTTGCCCCAGCAGTTAGTATCGGTCGCCCAAAGATTCTAGTTAATCCACGCCGTCCTGAAGATGGCGATAAGGCAATCCTTACTGAAGCAATTATTAACTATTGGTGGCAACACTATGGATGCCAGCCAGAGTTCCAGCGTGCAGTTAAAGACTCTTTGATTATTGGTCATGGCTGGATTAAGACTGGTTACCGCTTCGTTGAAGAAAAGAAACTTGACAATATTGAAGATACTGCCGATGAAGCAGCAGAAAATATTCCTACTGGTCAAGTTGAATCAACAATGGTTATCCGTGAAGACCGCCCATTCCTTGAGCGTGTTGACCCATTTGACATGTTCGTTGACCCAGATGCAACCTGCATGTCTGATATCCGTTGGATTGCTCAGCGTTCACGCCGTCCACTTAAGGATGTGCAAAATGATGAGCGTTATGATTACGCAGCCCGCAAAGAAGTAAGTCCATCATCATATTCAAAATGGGGCAATACAAATAGCGGTTCAGCAAATGTAAATTACACATACTCAGACGATGAGGCTTACTGTGATGTCTATGAATATTACGACATCAACGCAGGAACCATGAGCATCTTTGCCGATACTGGTGGAGATAAGTTCCTTGTTAAGCCAGTAAAGATTCCATATGTGTTTGGTCATCCATTTGTCATGCTTCGTGACTATGACATTCCAAACTACTTCTACCCAATGGGTGAACTTGAAGCCATTGAGCCTCTCCAGTTGGAATTAAACGAAACTCGTACACAGATGATGAACCACAGAAAGCGTTACTCACGCAAGTGGTTGTTTAATGAATCAGCATTTGATGACTTTGGTCGCAATGCTCTGGTATCAGATGATGACAATGTTATCGTTCCTGTTAAGGGAAATGAAAACTTAAATAATGTTATTGTCCCCATGCCAGCAGTCATTAATCCGCCTGAGTTCTACAACCAGTCTTCGTTGATTACAAACGACATTGACCGTGTGTCAGGTATTTCCGAATACCAGCGTGGTGCAATTCCAGAAACAACTCGTACTGCTCGTGAGGCATCAATTATTGCCGAGTCCGCAAACGCAAGAGTTTCAGAAAAACTTGTCAGCATTGAAAATTCAATTGCTCACTGTGCAGAGAATTTAATTAAACTTGCACAGCAGTTCATGACAGAAGAGCAGACCATCCGTGTCATTGGCACAGAAAATGCTCCAGTCTGGCTGAAGTTTGATAAGGACTACATCAACGGTGAATTTGATTTTAATGTTGAGGCTGGTTCTACTGCTCCACATAACGAGGCTTTCCGCCGTGATATGGCACTCCAGATGGTTTCAGCAATGCAACCATTTGCTGCACAGGGCATCGTTAATCTTGAAAAACTTGCCGAGTATGTACTTGGTACAGGTTTTGGTGTAAAGAATCCTGAATCTTTCCTTAATGCTCCAGCACCTCAGGGCGGTCCAGAAGCAGGACCAGCACAAGGTCCAGAAGGTGGTATACCTCCTGAACTTGCAGCCATGATGGGAGGGGCACCACAGGGTGGTCCAGCACCAGCACCAGCACCTCAAGGTGCTCCAGCACCACAGGGTGGTTCACAAGGAATGCCATCTGAAGAAGAACTTATTGGCATTATGCAGGCACTTAATTCTGGTCAACTAACACCAGAACAGGTTCCACCACAAATTTTGCAAATGCTTGACCAATTGGCAGCCGAACAGGGCGGGGAAACTGGTCCAGAAATGCCAATGGAAGGCGCAGAACAGCAGGCTCCACAGGGTCAAATTCCTCAGGAAATCCTTGCTGTACTTGACGCTTTGCAATCTGGGGAAATTACCCCCGAACAGATTCCACCTGAATTGATGCAGCAGATTCTGCCTTTTATTCAGGGCGGTATGTAATAAGAAAAACATATAGATAGAGGAACAATCTCTAACGAAGGAAGAGGACTCCAATGACAGAAGAAAACTTTATTAATGACACTATTGAAACTGTAGATGCCCCCATTGAAGATGGACAAGGTGTTGAAGCGGAAGTAGTCGCAGACGCAACCGAAGAGGAAATTGACCTTTT